CCATCGGCACGCCCAAGGCAAGCACCGCATCGCAGAATGCATCCACGCTGCCCTTATCAATCTTGATTTCATCCACAATCACTGCGCCCCTGCCAACGTGCTGGATGACCAAGGCGCAAAGTGGATTGATGTTGAAGTCAACGCTGATGTGCACCGGCATGTTGCGATTCAGCTGCACGCTGTCATCGATGTGCTTATCGTCAGCCCACTCATACAGGAACGGATTGGCCACGTCATCCATGACATCCCAATCGCCCTCCACGAATCGTGCGTACTGAACTGGCGGCAGCTCCTTCAAGCTCTCCAGGTACTCGGCAGGGATGTGAGGGTTGTCAGTGATCTTGGAAGGGATGAAGGTCCAACGCTCTGGCAGCGTGCCCTCCTTGTACCGCTCGTAGATGATTGACTTCACCCAGTTGTTTGCCGGGTTGCACGTTGCCAAGCATACGATCGGCGGCTGGCCTATTGCCTTGTTCCAACTGCCAATCCTTTCTTGGACCTTGTAGAACGTCACCTCTTGCAGTTCATTCACCTCATCCAAGCCGGCGCCATTGACTTCAAGACCCTTGAATCGGTTGAGGTCCTTGTCATCATCATAGCTTTCAGCCATGAACATCAGCTCGCTGTCATTGACAAAGGTCACAACTTGCGTATCTCGATTCCATGACTTCACATACTCAGTAATGCCATCAGACAAAATCGAGCTGAAGGATGGAAAGGTTGTGCGCTTAAGATCGGGCAGGCTCTTTCGGATAATCACCCAGCGGCTCCGTGGGTATTGCAATGCCAAGTATGTGAATGTCATCAGTAGCCAGTAAGTTTTGCCGCCACGAATTGCGCCACCAAATACGATGACACGGTACTGCCCAGACTCTACTGCCTCAAATGCTGTTGACTGCCGTGCAGTAAGTTCGAAGTTCATCAATCTTCCTCATCGTTCGCATTAGGCAGGCAGTCGATGATGTTTCGCACAAAATAGTAAAGCAAAAACGCAGCACCCAAAATAAGTACAGCCATCAGAGTTGCAACTGCCAATGTCTTAAGAATTGCCATCCTCTTTCGTCTTTATGATCACCAACGGCTCAAGGCTTGTGATGTTGGTGTCGGTAGTTTGCTTTGGCTTGCCGTAGCCGCGATCGAGCAACATCTCTGCTGCCTTGATATCGCCACGCAATGCCTTGGCCTCAATCGCCTTAAGGATGCGCTCCGCTGTGCTCAATCCGTTCTTCTCATCACCTAAGATGTCAGCCATTAGCTTGCTGAGTTCTGGCAGCTTACGCGGTCTCCCATTAGGGTTGCCTGTCTGCCCTTTCTTGAACTTATGCGGCTCTATGTTTTCCGGCTTTGGCATCGCTGTTTTGTCGTTGTTTACCTTGCGCGCTTTGATTTATACTTCTCAGCCTCTGCCAGTGCGATTGCAGCAGCTTGCTGAGGTGTATATCCTTCACCAATTAGCTTGCGGATGTTCATGCTGATGACGGTTTGGCTATCGCCTTGGAATAGTGGCATACTACAAAATTAGTTTAAATTTAGTAATCTTTCAAATATCTCGCCTTCATGGTCGATGTTTACCGCATGGCCTCTGAAAACTATTTCCTTGTATTGACTGTGATAAATGAACATATCATGCAGCTTGCCTTCAATGAATGCTTTGAAAGTAAAGCCCTCAAGGCCGTTCTTGTCTTCCGTGGATATCAGAACGCCGAACCTGTAATCGATGCCGGCATGCTTATCGAGCACCAGCTTGTTCACATTCGAGAACTTGTGAATCTCATCGATGTTGATGGCGATGGCGATGTCATACTCAAGCCCTGGGTGTGTTAGGTATCCAAAGAAACAATGGTCTTGCATGTACTTCGAATCGACAAACACGCCAGCTCTGAGCCGGCGCGTTGTCTGCATAGAATTAAAATCCGTCATCTTTCTTGGCATGATAGCGTTCGCAATCTAAGTCAATCGAATCCTTTTCGTAGCATTCATCATGCTCTTCATTTTCATCATTGTTGTTTAAATTCAAAAATTCAAACTCTCTTTCGAGCCTTTCTGAGATTTGGTTAATTTCTTCGAGTGTCATCATGGTGTGTATGTTTTGAATGTGTATTGCATTTATCGTGCCAAAGTTTAACAACCGCCTTCAGGTTCATGAATCTTTTTTGGAGTCACAAGGCTGTCAAGATAACCGTTAACAAGTTTTCTTATTGCTTCCTTGCTTGAAATCGGCACTCTGAATGTGATGTTTATGGTCGGCTCGCCATACTTATGAGTGCGGCCTGCGCCTATGCGCTTACCTCCTCTGCCTTTTTTTTGCTGTTCCATCTGTGCAAATGTATTTATTATTTGATTGTGTTACGCAATTGGATGTTCTTTTTTTTCAAAAGCACAAGCCAATTGAATGCCTTGAGCATGTAAGTCCGATGCACAGGCGCATGCTTATCAGTTGCCATTAGGTACCTGGCAAGTGCTTCGTGAGCTCTTTTGGTTGAGGTGTAGGTTGTCGGCCCATCCACAATCGTTGCCTCCTCTGGAAGCTTCTCGGTCATGTAGTAAATTAGCTTTTCGTAGTTAGTCATGATTGATAACCTTTAAAAATTCCTCTTCCGATCTTACGATCACATAGTCATGGCCAAGCGATAGGCAAAGCTTTTGGAATCGCTTCTGGTCCTCCGACTGCCTTCCGGTTTCGGTCTTCCATTCGATCCAGCACGTTCTGCCTTCAGGTCTCAAAAAGCACATGTCGGCCACTCCAGGCACAACACCCATTGCTTTGTTCATTGCACCCTTAATGCCGTTTGGGCTGTTGTTATTGATGGCAAATATCCTTCCTCGCAAGTCGGGACGCGCATTCCAGAGGTTTGTGAATGCTTTCGATTGTGTTTTTACTTCGCTCATTGCATCACCTTGCATCATGTTCATCATGCATCTTTTCGAGTTTGGATATTACAAATGTGTGTGTGTGTGTGTGTGTGTGTGTGTGCATATATATATAGTTATTAATAGAATTTATAGATGATGCTGATGCAATCCTTTGAAAGCCTTATTGCAGTAGCAAAAAAGTGCATCACCCTGTTTTTTGCAAGGGTGATGCAAGATGATGCAATTATTAGCTAAAATTTTTCATAACATAGTACATCATAACGAGTTGGCCTCTTTTGCCTCTTCGCTCCTTTTGGAAGCCAAGCGAAGTGAGTATCGACCCCAATCGCTGTGGGTTGAGGTAATTAAACTTGGTTTCAATCATCAGGAACTGCTGAATATCGGTCAGCGACATCCATTCGCCATACGATGAAGAGTTCCCAGGCTGAAGTTTTTTGTTGATCAAATCATCTTCTGGAGTCGAAAGCTTGTAGTTTTCAGTTGCCGCATTTAGTTTTTTAATGTCCTCACCAAGCAATTTGAAGTTAGCTCCCATCTGGAACATGCAGAATAGTTCACGCCAAAGTTGTGTTTTATCGCACTTGTTGTATAGGTCATGATCAATGTCAATAATATGCACTGGAATGATTCTTCTGTTGCCTGTTGGATCACTAAGTATCTGCATCTCGTTTGATGTGCCACAGAATACTGCGAGGCGTTTAAGGTCAGTTGAAACTCTGCCGTATGGCTCGCGCACGTTGATGAACTCCTTTGATGTAAGTTCTTTCATGCGTTTCTCTTCGCGCTTTGATTTGCCTCCATACTCATCATCATTGATGATAAGCTTGCCAGTCATTAAAATCTCGTCATCCTTTCCAGCATCCATCTTCGACTCAGCATAGAGGTAGCGCAATCGCTTTGGCAGAAGATAGCGGAACCAATGCGTTTTTCCAGTGCCCTGTTTCTCTCCGCAAAATACCAGCACAAGTTCTGACTTATGACCGTATGCAGATGCTACAATTGATAAGAGCCAAGTAATGATGAAGTAGTCTGCATTCTCGGTGTCGGTGTTTATACTGCTAATGAGTAGCTGTAAGTTTGGCCATTGGTCATTGTTGTATTCATATAGCTCTTGTTCAAAGAATTCGTGCAGGGGATTGTATGTCTGGACCCGATTGGAAAAAATTATCGCGTTCACAAGTTCTTTTGTTGATTCTTTGAAAACTGCCTTGGAATCGAGATAAATCGAGTTGAGGTCACTGTCATCGATGGCCCTTCCGTTGAGTTCAATCTTGCGAGTAACTACATTTTTTTTGAGGTCGTATGTGTTTATAAATGCCGCAATATCAGCACTTACGTTCTCGGATTTAAATTTAATATCCTTTGCTACTATCTCATTGACAACTTTCGTGCTTTCCTCTGGGCTGATGCCTGAAACTTCGAGGCTTCGCACGATGGCTTCAGGCGAAAGTCCAGCGGCACGCTGCGAGCTTGCGGCCCTGAGAATAGCCTTGCTTTGCTCTGAATAGGTCTCGATGCCGTTTTTCTTGGCGTGATAGTACAGGGTCGCAATGGTTGACCTTTTTCCCTTGGACTCGCTGTGGTTCTTCAGGCATGCCGTGTACT